GTAAACCTAAAGTAGAAGAACAAAAAGTAAATACATTATTTGTAAATGCTTTGAAACAATTATACAATACAGAAGTAGACGATGAAGCTAAAATTACTTTTGTTAAAGATACTTTGTTAAGTTCGCAACGTGGACAGTTATTTGTAGCCGAACATATATTTGGCAAACCAAAAGAAACAATCGAAACAACGCATAACATTAACGACTTCGATATAAAAGATATATTCAAAATTGATAAGTCTAAATAACAAATATAATTTATTAGGTTCCGATAGTAGATACTTTGTAATTACAGGTGGAAGGGGAAGCGGTAAATCCTATTCCCTTAACTCCTTTTTATTATTGCTTACTTACGAAGTAGGACACGTTATATTATTTACACGTTATACTTTAACTTCTGCAAACGTTTCTATTATTCCTGAATTTATAGACAAGATAGAGTCAGCTGATTTAAGCAATGATTTTTATATTACTAAAGACGAAATCATTAATTTAAAAACAGGTTCTAAGATATTGTTTAAAGGTATTAAAACAAGCAGCGGAACTCAAACTGCAAACTTGAAATCATTAGCCGGTGTTACAACTTGGGTATTAGATGAAGCAGAAGAACTAACAGACGAAGAAACATTTGAAAAGATAGACTTTAGTATAAGAACAAAAGGAATACAAAACAGAGTTATATTGGTTTTGAATCCTGCAACAAAAGAACATTTTATATATAAGAAATTCTTTGAAGATAAAGGAATACAATCAGGAAGCAATTTAATAAACGGTGATACTACATATATCCATACAACGTATTTAGATAATATAGAAAACCTTTCTGAATCTTTTATTAACCAAATAGAAAACATTAAGAATAGAAGACCCGAAAAGTATAAACATCAAATATTAGGTGGTTGGTTGGATAAAGCAGAAGGAGTTATATTTAATAATTGGTCAATAGGAAAATACGAGCAGGTAGGTAAAAGTATCTTTGGTCAAGATTTTGGTTTTAGTAATGACCCGACTACATTAATAGAATGCAATATAGACGCTTCTAACAAACGAATATATATTAATGAATGTTTCTCTTTACAAGCGTTAACAACGTCGCAAATATACAACTTAAATAGGCAATACGTTAACGATGCTTTAATAGTTGCTGATAGTGCAGAGCCAAGATTAATAAGTGAGTTAGCTAATTTAGGTTTAAACATAGTTCCTACAATTAAAGGACAAGGCAGCGTTACATACGGAATTAGTTTACTACAAGACTACGATTTAATAGTAACACCTGAATCAATTAACTTAATTAAAGAATTGAATAACTATTGTTGGTTAGAAAAGAAATCAAATACACCAATAGACAAACACAACCACTTGATTGATGCTTTACGTTATGCAGTAAGCTACCAATTAGAAAACCCACACAAAGGAAACTATTATATTTATTAAATGACTTACGGCGAAATCATAGCAACAATAGAATGCTACATTTATTTAAAGACTAATCAAAACGTATTGATAGGTATGCCTCGTAATGTAGGTGAAATAAAGAAAATGAAAGCTATGTACGAAGTAGCTAAACAGAATGTTGCTTATATGGTACAGGTTTAAAATGTTAAAGTTTTGTTAAAGTTTTAAAATACTTTTGTATTGTTAATATCTGTTGTATATTTGCGTATCAATATTTAACAAATAGAAATTATGAGAACAGTATCAGGAGTTTTATCAGCATCAATAGCAATGGCAAGTAACGATTATTTAGTTCAAATAGCTTTTGCATTATTAACCTTTTATTTAATATACCGTGAGCTTAAAAGCGATAAAGAATTGTCTGAATAACGGAATAACTATTTATCCAATAGTGATAGATGATGTTTATTTTGTAGGCAAACGAAAAATCAATTACGTTAAAATAGAAATAAACGTAAATGGTGCAAAGAAATTAGGAAACGATAAATACAAACAAGACGAAACTTTAACGAATAAAGTATTTGAATTGTATGAAGTATTAAATTTAAAATTAGTTTAGAGTTAGTTTAAAGTTGGTTAAGAATTGGTAGTCAGAAATGGCTACCTTTTTTGTTTTATACAATTCCTACTTTAATTAATTTTTAAAATAAAATATGAAAGTAGATATTAATGTACCTGAATCATTAAACGAAATTACTTTATATCAATACCAAAAGTTTGAGAAGTTAATACAAAACAATGAAGCAAGTCATTTTGTAAATCAAAAGACTATTGAAATATTTTGTGACATTGAACTCAAGGATGTAGCAAGAATAAAAGTAGCTGATACTGATTCTTTGCTTGTGCATTTAAATACATTACTACAAACAAAACCTAAACTAACAAGAACATTTAAACTTGGTATTTACGAGTTTGGTTTTATTCCTAAAATAGAAGATATTACTTCAGGTGAATTTATAGATTTAGAAACCTACCTTGGTGATACTGAAACGCTGCATAAAGCTATGGCAGTTCTTTTTAGACCAATTAAAAATAAAGTTAAGGATTTATATATCATAGAAGATTACGAAGCTGCAGACAAATATTCAGAGGTTTTAAAATATATGCCTTTAGATATTGCACTTGGTTCTATGCTTTTTTTTTGGACTTTGCTCAACGATTGCGGGAACGCTTTGAGTCATTATATACAGAACGAAGTGGAACAGTCGGAAGCAGCGAAGCAAGTTTTGGAAAAAAATGGGGTTGGTATCAATCAATTTACGCAGCAGCTCAAGGGGATATTCTCCGATTCAATTCAGTTACCAAATTACCCATCACAACTTTAATGACTTGGTTAATGTTTGAAAAGGAAAAAACAGAAATAGAAATTAAAAACATAAGAAAAAATGGTGTATAGAATTATTAGAGAAATCAAAGAAGCATTATTAGAAGAACCTTTTGTAAACACAGTTACCGAAGGAGATATATTTGCAGTTGATTTAAACAAACAAACAATGTTTCCTTTGAGTCACATTATTATTAATCAAGCAACACATCAAGGCAATGTGTTATCGTTTAATATTACAATGTTGTTAATGGATGTTATTGACCAAAAAGAAGAAGTAGATAATAAGGTAGATATTTGGAATACTCAAATGTTAGTAGGCACACGAGTTTTAAATAGATTGAATCGTGGAGATTTGCGTAGTGACTTTTGGGAGTTAACAGGCAATCCTACATTTGAACCTTTTACCGAACGATTTGAAAACGATTTAGCGGGTTGGGCGGTTACGTTTGATGTATTAGTTAGAAATGATATTACTATTTGCTAAATGCAAAATAAAGAACAAACATATAAATATCTAAACGACTTTGCTAAATATGTAATTCAGCAGAGTAGAAGTAATTTATCTAAAAGCGGAAAGACAAACACAAAAGCATTATACAATAGTTTAGATGCTGATATTGAAGTAAGTGCTAATAGTTTTAGAATGACTTTCTTGATGGAAGATTACGGGATGTTTCAAGATCAAGGTGTAAGTGGTACAAAAAAGAAATACAATACTCCGTTTAGCTATAAAAGTAAAAGACCACCTATAAAACCTATTGAAGATTGGGTAACAAAACGTAGATTTCAATTTAGAAAAGAGAATGGAAAGTTTATGTCTTATAAGTCAACTGCTTTTTTAATTACACGTGGAATATTTAAAAACGGAATTAAGCCAAGTTTATTTTTTACAAAACCATTTGAAAAAGCATTTGAACGTTTACCCGATGAATTAGTTGAAGCCTATGGTTTAGATGTAGAACAATTTTTAAAATATACAATTACAAAATAATGAAGAAAATATTTATCAGAAGCCCTTACTTTATCGAAGTAGACGAAGCAGGACAATTAACAGGAAAACTTGAAATATTTATTTGGAACAAAGGAACTACAGAACCTACAACTCCAAATTATACTTTGACTAAAAATGTACCAAGTGCAAACCAAAACAAATTAGCTTGGAATGTAGCAAACTACGCAAGTGAATTTATCAAACCTATTTCACCTGTAGTCGTTAGTGTACCTACTGAAGAAAATGTAAATACTTGGTGTTTTATGCGAGTAGTTTCTTATTCAGACGATGTAGAAGTTGTAGACGAAACATTTATTTGTTTAAACGGATATACTAATTATTCAATAGGTTATAATCAATATAACGATTATTTTGTAAAACCTTTAGTTAACCCTGCTATTACTTTTCAAAAATGGGCTTCGGTTGTACCTTATGTAAATGTATTTTATGAAGCGGGAACTTATGATATAATAGGTTATGGTACTTTAACAGTTGCTAATGATACTATGTATAAAATACCTTTGACTGCAAATGTTAATGGGGATGATTACTTTGAGTTTAAATCCGAAATAATTTGTGAACCTAAATACACACCTGTTATTTGTACGTTTGTAAATCGTTTTGGTGGTTGGCAATTCTTAACGTTTTTTAAAGCGTCTACGGAAGCAATAGAAACAGAATTTAAAGAATTTAATATGTTACCTTCAAGCATAGATTATAATGTCTTACAAGGACAAAGAAAGCGTTTTAATCATCAAGGTAAACAATCAATAAAATGTAATACAGGTTGGGTTGATGAAAACTACTTTGAGTTGATTCAAGATTTGCTTTTAAGTGAAACTGTTTTATTAGGTGGTAAACCTGCAGTAGTAAAAAGCAAGACAAGCGAAAAGAAAACAAGTTTAAACAATAAGGTTATCAATTACGAAATAGAATTTGAATACAACTTCGGACTAATTAACGATGTAATATAAAATGGAAGTAGCTTTATTTATTAAAACTCCTAAATATCAGAACACAAATGAACTAACATATAATAACTTTTACAAAAGAGTTAAAACTGATGGTGGCACATTTGAGGCAGGTAGTTGTTTAAGAAGTACAATAGAATCTTTAGGTAGTAGCTTTGACACTTTAGCTACATATAGCCGTATTGAATTGTTTGAAGATGAAAAGATTTCTGTTACTTCGTCGATTCAAAACATAAACGATATTTCAAAAATATTTACTGACTACTCGCAAAGTTTTACAATTCCTGCAAGTGCAAACAATAACGAAATATTTAAACATTGGTACGAGAATAGTTTAGACGATGCTTTTGATCAACGTTTAAGATACGATGGTTACATTGAAGTAGATACACAAACTTTTCGTATCGGTAGATGGCAATTAGAATCAGCAACTATAAAGAACAATCGTGTAGAAGATTATAAAATAACTTTCTATGGTGACTTGAAATCTTTAATGGATAAATTCGGTGAAGATAAACTAAACGATGTACGAGAAATAAACGATTCTACTTTTGAATATAACGGAACTAATGTTAGAAATTTAGTTCAATCTTCTACTGCTCAAAATGTAATGTTTCCTTTAATTACTTCAGATAGAGTTTGGCAATATAACGGTGGCGGTGCAAATGATATTTCAACAAGTGGTGGTGCTATAAACTTTAACGAACTTTTCCCTGCTTTAAAAGTAACAAGAATATTTGAAGCTATTGCTACTAAATATAATTTAAACTTTAGCGGTACATTTTTAAATCAGCAAAAATTTACAAAGGCTTATTTGTGGTTGAAAGGAAATGATTCAAGAAGGTTTGTATCTACATCACAAAGAAAGCAACTTCTTTTTACAGACAATAATACTTCTTTACCACGAATTTTTAACATTCAGGATAATATTTATAATTTATTAAATAGTAACAACACACATTTAGGTTCTAATGTTTATTCAAGTGAGCCAAAATTTACAGTTATAATAAACTTTCCTGCTTCAGTAAATCATAGAGTATTTATTTATAAAAATGATTCGTTATTTACTACTTTAGAATTTACATCGGCATCTACAACAGTTACAATACCGAATACATATAGAAATGGTAGTTATAAAATTTTTGTAGAATCTTTTACACCAACAACGTACACGTATAGTTATTCGTTTACGTACAGAAGATTAAATCTTTCTACAGGAAATTTAACTTTCCCAAATATTGCTTTAGGATCAAGTAGTGGTTCTTTAAATTCAAATATTAATTTATTAAACTATTTGCCTGATATGAAAGTGTCAGACTTTTTTAGTGGTATATTAAGAATGTTTAATCTTACTGCATATAGTACCGACGGAGTTAATTTCACATTAGAGCAGTTAGAAAATTGGTATTATCTTGGTGGGATAAAAGATTTAAGCCAATATTGCACAACTGATTTAAACTTTGAAAGAATTAAACCATATAGAAAAATAAATTTTGAATACGAAAAAAGTGAGAATGTTTTAAGTAGAGAATTCTTTGCAAACAATAACAGAGAATATGGGAATTTAAGTTCTACTTTCAATACCGATGGCGCTGATTATTCAATTAAGTTACCTTTTGAAAATTTATTGTTTAGCAAATTTACAGGAACTGATTTGCAAGTTGGTTATGCTTTAAAATCAGATTTAACTCCTTACGCACCAAAACCAATTATTTTATATTTAACGGAAAACAAAGCAGGAACTTTATATTTTAATAACGGTGCAACGACTACGAATATAAATCAGTTTATGAATTTTGGTCAAGATTGTATCGATACTGCCGATTTAACAAATAACACTTTGAATTGGGGTATTGAAATTAGTTCTTACTTTTTAGAACCTATTAACAATTCATTATTTAATAACTACTATTTAGCTTACTTGAATAACTTGTATAGTTTAAAATCAAGAATGGTAAAAGTTAAAATGCGTTTGCCTTATTTAGAATTGTTAAATTTAAAATTAAACGACAGAGTTGTAATTCGTGATAAAAGATATATTATAAATCAATTCACTACGGACTTAACAACCTTTGAAAGTGATTTTGAATTAATACAAGATTTTAGAAGTATAAACTTTGATAATGGTACTTCAAGACGAGTAAGCAATCAAGCAGTTGCATTTGATGTATTTTTAACTTCAAAAGACTTATTAACTTGGACTATTATAGACGATGTTGATAGTATGTTAACCGGTATTTCTTTTAACGAGTTTAGTCTTAAAATTCAAGTTAAACAAAACACAAGTGGTGTAGAAAGAACTGCAGCTATATTAAGTAATAAAAATGATTTAATTACAATAACACAAGATGCTTAAACTAATATTAGAAATGCTACCCTTGTTAAAAGAACAAGATAGCGAAGCGATTGCAATAGCAAAAGGAAAATACAAGATGCCCGAAAACTTTAAAGAATTAAAACAAACAATAAAATGGCAATTAAGAAAACAATAGAAATTGATGTAAGTACAATTCAAGCCGTTGGTGGTTTAGATAATTTATCAAAAGCATTAGAAAAAGTAGATGCGTCTGCAAAAGGTGTCGAGGCAACGTTTGAAGAAGTTTATGGCGATTTAAAACCATTGACTGCAAGAATGGGTGAAGCTGAAGATAGGCTTTACGAATTAGCTTTAGCGGGACAAAGTGCTACACAAGAATATAAAGATTTATTAGATTCAGTTGGGCAATATCGTAGAGTCCAAATGCAAACTGATATGGTTGTTGATGCTGCGGCTACTACGTTTGATTCAAAACTTGGTGGAGCTTTACAAGGTGTTACTTCTACATTTGCAGGTGTTCAAGGTGCAATGGCTTTAACAGGTAGTCAATCACAAGAATTAGAAGAAGCATTGTTAAAAGTTCAAGGTGCTATGGCACTTGCCGAAGGTGTTCGTGGTATTCGTGAGGGTGCAACATCGTTTCAAGCATTGGCTACTTCTGCTCAAAAATATACAATAGTTCAAAAGGTAGTTACTGCGGCTCAGTGGTTATGGAATACAGCTATGGCAGCAAACCCAATAGGTGCTATTATAGCAGGAATAGTTGCTCTTGTTGCAGCAGGTGTAGCACTTACTAAATTTTTTATGAGTAATGCAGCAGCAGCTAAAGCTAACGAAGCAGCAGTTGAAAAAAATAGAGTTACACTTGAAAATCAAACTAAAACACTTGATAAAAATGCAAATGCTTTTAGCAGAAAACAAAGTCAAGAACTTGCTATGGCTAAAGCGAGTGGTTTAAGTGCTGAAGCAATTAGAAAATTAGAGTTAAAATTAATTGATGAAAAAATAGCTTTTGAGAAATCACAAAGAGCAATAGCTGAAAATACATATCAAAAAAACTTAAACACTTTAGCGAGTTTAAAAGCAGCAGGTGCTGATTCAGATTTGATTAAAAAACAAGTAGAAGTAGCTAACGAATCTATAAAACAATATAACAAACAAAATCAAGACGTACAAAAAGCAATTGATGAAAAAAAAGAAATACAAAATAGACATTTAGTTGAAATTAAAACTGCTGAAGTAAGTGCTGCAAAAGAACTTGCTCAAAAAAGAAAAGAAGCAAACGAAAAGGCTGCTGCTGAAGCTAAAGCAAAAAGAGAAAAAGAATTACAAGATGAAAAAGATGCTTTAAACGAACAATCTAAAATTCTTGCACAAGGTCGTGAAATAGCTAAAGCAAACGATGAGAAAAGAATAGAAGATTTAAAAGCATTTGGAGAAAAGAAAGGTCAAGAAATACAAAATCAATTATTAGCTGCTGAAGCTGCAAAGCAAAAAGAAATAGAAATTGCACAAGCCGAAGCCGATGCAAAAGCTGCTATTCAAACTGCAGTATTAGATAATGTAGCAGGTGGTTTAGGTTTATTAAAACAATTAGGAGAAAAAAATAAAGGCATACAAAAAGCTGCAATTATAGCTGAAAATGCAGTAGGTATTGCAAGAATTATTTTAAACACACAAGCAGCAAATGCTAAATCGGTTGCTGCATCTCCTTTAACAGGTGGTCAACATTGGGTTACTATAAATACTATTAGTGGAGTATTAGGTGTTGCAAATTCGTTATTAGCTACTAAAAAAGCATTGAGTGCTTTAGGCGGCGGTTCTGCAGGTTCTGCTCCGTCAACAGGTTCAGGCGGTGGTGGTGCTTCGGGTGGTGCAGCTGCATCTCCAAGTTTTAACGTAGTTGGCAATAGCGGTGTAAATCAAATTGCTCAAACGTTAGGCGCTCAACAACCCGTTCAAGCGTATGTAGTTGCAAACAACGTAACAACACAACAAGCGTTAGATAGAAATATTGTAAGAAACGCAAGTATTGGATAATATAAACAAATTTGTTTACAAAAAAACAATTTAATTAAAACTTAATTTTTAAAATAAAACAAATGAATCTAATAGAATTAATTATAGACGATAAAGAAGATTTACAAGGTGTAGAAGCTATTAGTGTAGTTGCATCACCTGCTATTGAATCGGATTTTGTTGCGTTAAAGTCTGAAGAAGTTAGACTTGCTGAAATAAATAAAGAAAAACGTATTTTAATGGGTGCAGTTTTGATTCCTGAAAAGCCAATTTACCGACGTAATGGCGAAGATGAATACTATATATATTTTTCAAAAGATACTGTCGTAAAAGCGTCTCAGTTGTTTTTAAAGAATGGTAATCAAGGCAATTCAACATTAGAGCATTCTAAAGTTATTGAAGGTTTAACAGTTGTAGAATCTTGGATAGTTGAAGATTTAACTAAAGATAAAAGTGCGTTGTATAATTTAAACGTTCCACTTGGTACTTGGATGGCAAGTGTAAAAGTTGACAATGACGAAATTTGGAACGACTATGTTAAAACAGGCAAGGTAAAAGGTTTTAGTTTGGAAGGGCATTTTGCCGACCAATTAGAAAAGAAAAAAGAATTAAGCAAAGTACTTACTGAAGAAGAAGAACTAATTGAAAAGATAAAAGAAATAATTTTAAAAACTGAATTAGAATCTTATACTGATTATCCTGATGCAGTTAGTAACAATGCAAAAAGAGGAATTGAATTAAACGAAAAAAACGGAAATAAATGCGCTACGCAAGTTGGCAAAGTTAGAGCGCAACAATTAGCAAACAAAGAGCCAATTAGCGAAGAAACTATTAAACGTATGTATTCTTATTTAAGTAGAGCAAAAGAATATTATAATGAAAATGATACTGAAGCTTGTGGTACAATAAGCTATTTGTTATGGGGTGGTGATTCTGCTTTAAGTTGGTCTGAAAGAAAATTAGAACAAATTACAAAAGCATAATGAAAAACACTGCATTTAGAGTTCACGTTCAAACTGCTAATCAATCTGAAGTTGACGATGTAAATATCGAACAAGGTGCTATGCTTGTAACCGATGAAGCATTATTTATGGGTTTCAACAATGAACAAGTTAGAGTATATCCGCCTCAATCTGATAAGATGGGTTTAGGTTGGGCAAGGTACGATGATACGCAATATACAAGTGCTTCACCTTTTAATTTTACTACAACAGCTTTTACAGTTCCAAACAATAAAGGTTTTGTAATTGACACAAATATAAATTCTGAAATAGATTATTACGCAAGCAATAAATTAAGAGCAGAGTTTGAAAACGATGTTTATATAGTTACAATAGCATTTAAAGCGCAAATAAGCAACTCAAACGGATATATTGAGTTGTATTTAGAAGGTGGAAACGGAACACCCTACGAGAGATTACGTGATGTTGTAACATTCCCAAAAGGAAATTCTATTGAACATACTTTTTCTAAAACGTTTCAATACTATGCTGATGAAGATGTAGTAACAAATGGTTTAAGTATTAAAATGATAGCAAACCACTCAGGACAAATATACGATGTAATATATTTTATTCAAAGAACACAAAACAATAAATACTAATATGAGCAAACAAACTAAAAGCAGAACAAGCCCAACGGGCGGAAACAGAGGTTGTCTATGTGCAGACAGTACCTACAGTAAAGAATGTTGTAATGGAGATTTACAAAATCAAGGAATTGGTGCTACACTTTCACAAGGTGGTGAATCATTGATTAACAATGTTAACGAGCCAAGAACAATAGTGAGAGTTAGTAACTAATTGTTAAAAATGTAACAAAACTTTATAATATTAATTTTAAAACAAAAATCAAATGAGTACGTTAAAATCCGTAGGTAACAAATTATTTAAAACAGAATTAGCTTCACACGATGTTGATTTGTCATTATTATCTGATTTTGAAGGTAATTTTAAATCAGCTTTGGATAATTTAAATAAAACTGAACCTGAATATAAAAAAATAGTTGATACTGCAAGAGCTTTGTATACTAATATTGAAAAAATAAATACTCAAATAGTTGACACTATATTAGAATTTAATAGACTTGAAAAAGTTTCAAATGATTTGGGAATTAAATTAGATTCAGAAACTATGGGTAAAAGAGGAAGATTACAAAATATGTTAAGAACAGTTGAAACTGTTAAATCTGACTTAAAAAAATTAGTATAATAACTAAATTAAATATAAATGTCGAACGTAATTAACCAAATCAAAACCTTATTGGGAATGGAAGTAAAACTTGCTCAAATGGCTTTAGAGAATGGTACTATTATCGAAGCTGAAGTATTTGAAGCAGGTGCAAGTGTTTTCATCGTAAACGAAGAAGACAGAATTGCTTTACCTGTTGGAGAATACAAGTTAGAAGATGGTATGATTTTAATCGTAGCCGAAGAAGGTATTATTGCTGAAATCAAAGAAATGGAAGCACCGGTTGCTGAAGAAGCACCTGCTGAAGTAGAAGTTGAAGTAGAGCAAGAAATGACCGAAGTAAAAGAACCTAAAAGAGTAATTGAATCAGTTACTAAAGAAATGTTCTTTGCTGAAATCGAATCTTTAAGAAAAGAAATCGAAGAATTAAAATTAGCTAAAGTTGAAGTTAAAGAAGTAGAATTATCTGCTGAGCCTTTAACACACAACCCTGAAGCTACAACTAAAAGAGAATTACATACTTTCTCACAAAATAGAACAAAAACAACTTTTGATTCTGTATTAAACAAAATTTCAAACTTTAAATAATTAAAAAATGGCGACTACAACTTCTATTACAACTACTTATGCAGGTCAGTTTGCAGGGAAATATATTTCTGCTGCTTTATTGTCTGCCTCTACTATCGAAAACGGTGGTATTGAAGTAAAACCAAACATTGCTTTTAAAGAAGTAATTAAAAAATTAGCAACTAACGATTTAGTTAAAGATGCTACTTGTGATTTCGATGCAACTTCTACAGTTACTTTAACTGAAAGAATCATCACCCCTGAGGAATTCCAAATTAACCTACAATTGTGTAAAAAAGACTTCCGCAGCGATTGGGAAGCGATTGAAATGGGTTATTCTGCATTCGATTCAATGCCACCTTCTTTTCAAGATTTTTTATTAGCGCACGTTGCTGCTAAAGCTGCTCAAAACAACGAAGTATCAATTTGGAGAGGTGCTACTGCTACTGCAGGACAATTTGACGGATTCGTTACTTTAGCTACTGCTGATGCAACTGTTATCGACGTAGTTGGTACTGCTATCACTGCGGCTAACGTTATTGCTGAATTAGGAAAAGTAGTTGACGCTATTCCTGCTGCTTTATACGGAAAAGAAGATTTATATATCTATGTATCTCAAAACGTTGCTCGTGCATACGTTCGTGCTTTAGGTGGTTTTGCTGCTTCAGGTTTAGGTGCTAATGGTACTAACACAATGGGTACACAATGGTTTAACAACGGAAGTTTAACTTTTGACGGAGTTAAAATATTTGTTGCAAACGGATTGGCTAATAACTATATGATGGCTGCTGAAAAATCTAACTTATATTTCGGAACAGGTTTATTATCTGATCATAACGAAGTGAAAGTGATTGATATGGCTGACATCGATGGTTCACAAAATGTAAGAATCGTAATGAGATTTACTGCAGGTGTTCAATACGGAATCGGTTCTGACATAGTTCTTTACACTCCTGCTTAATTTTAAGCAAACTAAACTTCAAGGGGTGGTGAAATAAACGCCACCCTTTTTTTTAATTAACTAATAAAAATATATACATATGGCTTGTGATTTATCAAGTGGAAGATTAGAAGTATGTAAAGATTCAGTAGGTGGCTTAAAAGCGGTTTATTTCGTTAATTACGGAGACGCAACAGGTTATACTTACGATGCTACAAATACCGATGTAATCGATGCTGTTACAGGAACTCCAACTGCTTACAAATACGATTTAAAAGGTGCTTCTACATTTACACAAAACGTAAATAGCTCACGTGAGAATGGTACAACATTTTTCGAGCAAGTATTAGAGTTGACTTTCAAAAAGTTAACAGTTAAAGACCACAAAGAATTGAAATTAATGGCTTACGGGCGTCCACAAGTTATCGTAGAAGATAACAACGGAAATTTCTTCTATGCAGGTTTAGACCACGGAATGGATGTTACAGGTGGTACTATCGTAACCGGTGGTGCTATGGGTGATTTAAGTGGTTACACATTAACGCTAACAGGGCAAGAACAAGTACCTGCTAACTTTATTGGTGACACACTTACTGCTGCAGGATTCACTGTAGTTGTTGGTTCTTAATAATCAACTTTAAATTTAATTAAGGGTAGCTTTTTAGTTACCCTTTTTTTGTTTTAACAATTCAACACATTATTTATTTTTAAATAAAAAGAATGATAATTTTAAAAGAACAAGCAACGGCACAAAATCTTTACGCTACGATTGATGGTTTAGAAGCTGATGCTATTGTTTTAAGAGATGAAGAAGCAAATACAGAAGAAACTATCGGGTGCGTATTTTCGATTGATAAATATTACGCAGTTACTAATTTGGTATTTCCGATAATAGAAAACAAATTCTACAATTTGACTATTTTAAATGGTACTGATGTAGTTTATAGAGATAAAATATTTTGCACAAACCAAATAATTGAAGAATTTAGTATAAACAAAAACGTTTACACGCAAAGAACTTCAGATAATGAATTTATAATTTATGGATAACGTACACATTTTAAGTTTAAGCGCTTATAATTCTCCAACTATAACTGAATCTAAAAACAAAGAGTTCGTTGAATACGGCGTAGATAACAACTATTTTCAATATCTTATTGATAGATTTTTGTACTCAAATACAAATCACGCTATTATAACAGGTGTTGCTAATATGATTTATGGAAAAGGAATCGATGCTACAGATTCAAATCGTAAGCCAAACGAATACGCACAAATGATGTCTATTATAAAAAAGGATTGTTTGCGCAAAGTTGCTTTAGAACGTAAGTTACTTGGAATGGCTGCAATGCAGGTTATTTAC